ACCTCGGCAGCGCCCTGGCGGACCTGTGGGACGAAGCCGAGACCACGTACGGCCGCAAGAACCGGCACCGGGTGATCTGATGGCCAACTCCCAGCTGACCCTGATGGTCCACAAGCAAGGGCCGCTCGTCGAGGGCTACGCCGAGCCGATCGTGGAGAAGCTGCTCGCGGGCGCCGTGGCCGAGGGTGCCTCGTACACCCTGCACGAGGTCCTCATGCAGCTCGGCGAGGTGCTCCAGCACCCGACCGGGTACTACGAGTCACAGCTCCGCGCCGAACGCGTCACGAACGACCTGTGGAGCGTCAACGACGGCAACGTCATCTACGGCCCATGGCTTGAGGGCACCGGCTCCCGGAACTCCCCGGTCACGCAGTTCAAGGGCTACCGGACGTTCCGAACCGTCAGGAACCGCATGGCGCAGAAGATGAAGGACATCATCGCCGCGCACCTCGACCGCGCGATCAAGGAGCTGTGATGACGATCAACATCACGGGCATCCTCGACGGCATCCAGTCTCACGCCATGGCAACCGGCCTGTTCGACCGGGTCAGCGGCCACGAGCCGAAGAACCCGCCGGGGAACGGCCTGAGCTTCGCCAGCTGGGTGCAGCGGATCAGCCCGGTCCCGGCGGCATCCGGCCTCGCCGTCAGCTCAGGGCGCCTGGAGTTCAACGCGCGCCTCTACAGCAGCTTCATCCAGCAGCCCGAAGACGCCATCGACCCGAACTTGGTCGCCGCCACCGACACGCTCATGAGCGTCTACAGCGGCGACTTCGAACTCGGCGGCAACGTCCGCAACATCGACCTCCTCGGACAGACCGGGACTCCGCTGAGCGCACAGGCCGGCTACCTGACCCAGGCCGGGAAAACATACCGGGTCATCACCATCGTGCTGCCCGTGATCGTCAACGACCTGTGGAGTCAGGCGTGATGGACATGATGGCCAGACAGAGTGATCAGGAGGCGTGATGGCCAAAACCTCGGGCCTCGGCGACAACTACTACCTCGGCGGCTACGACCTGAGCGGGGACATCAACAGCCTCTCGAAGATCTCCGGCATGGTGGCGACGCTCGACGTGACCGCCATCAACGAGTCCGCCATGGAGCGCCTCGGCGGCAAGCGAGACGGGGCGATCGACTTCACGTCGTACTTCAACCCGACCGGCGCTCACCCGGTGCTGTCGGCGCTGCCCACGACGGACGTGCAGGCCTCCTACCGGCGCGGCACCGTGCTGGGCAACCCTGCCGCCGAGTTCGTCGCCAAGCAGATCGACTACAACCCCACGCGTGGCGCAGACGGGTCGCTCACCTGCGCCGTGTCGCTGCAAGGGGACGGCTTCGGACTGGAGTGGGGTGTCCAGCTCACGGCCGGATTGCGGACCGACACGGCCGCGACGAACGGAACCAGCCTCGACCAGAGCGCCTCGACGAGCTTCGGAGCTCAGGCGTATCTGCAGGTGACCGCGTTCACCGGCACCGACGTCACCGTGAAGATTCAGGACTCGGCGGACAACAGCTCGTTCGCGGACGTCACCGGCCTGACGTTCACCCAGACCACCGCGGCGGCCACGACGCAGCGGCTCGCGACCAGCAACGCGGCGACGATCCGCCGCTACGTGCGGGCCGTCACCGTCACCACGGGCGGGTTCACGTCGGCCACGTTCGCCGTGACCCTCGTGCGCAACCAGATCGCCGGGCAGGTGTTCTGATGGGAGCCTTCCGCATCCAGCCGGCGCTCGGCGTTGGCGCCTACCAGACGTACAGCATCACGTCGCCCACGGACGCCACGGTCAAGGCCGCGTGCGAGCAGGTCGGCTGCGCGGCGTGGGCGCACGGCTGGGAGTCGACCATCGACGAGTCGACGCCTCTTGGCCGCCAGCAGGCCGACTACATCCGGCACCACTCCGGCCGGACGTTCCGGGAGTACAAGACCGACGTCGGCCTGACCGTGTTCCGGTTCGACTCCCGGCAGCGGTGCTTCGCCGAGCACAAGACGAGGCCGGAGCTGTACGTCGTGCGGGATGGCGACTGGCGGGGCAATCCGACCGGGCGGCGGCGGGTGCACCAGCGGGCTGCGGACTGGGTCGAGGACATGCAGGAGACCCTCGGCACCGTCGCGGATGACCGGGAGCGCGGCTGATGAAGACCTGCTCCGTTGATGGCTGCGGGCGCACCGAGCAGCTCCGGCGCGAAATGTGCCAGATGCACTACCTGCGCTGGAAGAAGCATGGCAACGTCGCCACGGTCCTCACGCCTCCGGGCCGGGTGCCCGGCACATACCGGCACAGCTCGGAGACCCGGGCCGCTATAGGCAGCGCGAACACTCGGCACGGCATGTCGGACTCGCCGACCTACCGCACCTGGACGCTCATGCTCCGTCGGTGCACCAACCCGAACTCGGACCGCTACCCGTACTACGGGGGCCGCGGAATCACGGTCTGCGAACGGTGGCGGGACTTCGCGAACTTCCTGGCCGACATGGGCGAACGGCCGGAGGCCTTGACGATCGAGCGCATCGACAACCACGGCAACTACGAGCCGGGCAACTGCCGCTGGGCTACCCGCAAGGAACAGGCGAACAACCGCCGCTCATCAACCCGAAAGTAGGTGAGTCCGATTAGCAAGGTCACCGGACTTGGTTGGACGACGCTGTCTGTCGACGACGCGTCCAACGCGCAGCAGGCCATCAAGAACGATGTCACGAACCTGCAGTTCGCCACCCCCAGGGCGGTGCAGGACGTGACCGGCGTCGACAAGTCGGCGATCGAGCGGCTGCTGCTGCTCGCGGACTTCTCGATCACCCTCAACGGGGTGTTCAACCCGGCCGCGAACGCGCAGCACGATGTTTTCAAGACCGTGCCGTCCACCTCGGTCAACCGGCTCGTCACACTCGTCACCAACGCCAAGACCCTCGCCCCGACGTGTGTCTTCACCGACTACTCGCTGACCCGCGCCGCGGCCGGCGAGCTGACCTGGTCCGCGCCTGGCGTCCTCGCCAACGGCGTCGTGCCTACGTGGTCGTAGGGGGCAGCCATGGGTTTCAAGGTGCAGCGCAAGACGTACAAACTCCGCTTCCAGGGCACCGACCTGGACGGCCTCGTGGTCGTGGCCCGAAGCCTGACGACCGGGCAGCTCCTCGAGCTGGAGTCCGCCCGGCTGGCCCGCGCGGAGGGCGGCAAGGGCAGCGAGGGGGCCACTCAGGAGATGGTGCGGCTCCTCGCGGACGCGCTCGTCGAGTGGAACGCCGACGACGAGAACGGCCAGCCGATCCCGCCGACGCTGGAGGGACTCCTGAGTCAGGACTCGGACTTCTCCATGGCGATCATCAACGCCTGGCAGGAGGCCGTGGTCGGGGCCCGCGCCCCTTTGTCGCAGACCTCCAGCGATGGGCAGCCATCGGCGCTGGAGGCGTCGATTCCGATGGACGTCCCCTCAGAGAGCCTCGCGAGCTGAGGCACGCCCGGCTCGTCATTGGCCTGTGCGACCGGTGGCACAAGCTGCCGTCGGAGGTGCTGGCCGAACCTGCCGAGATGCTGCGATACCTGAAGATCCTGGAGCTGGGAGGAGGGGAGGACCGTGACCAACCTCGTTGAGATCCTGGTGACGGCCAAGAACCTCACGGCTCCGGCGTTCGCGGAGGCCAAGGCCGGTACCACGGCGCTGGAAGAGTCCACGTCGAAGGTCAACAAGACTGCGGCGCTGGCGGCGACGGCCATGGTTGGGTTCCTCGGAGAGTCCATCAAGATGGCCTCCAGCTTCGACTCGAAGATGGCGCTGCTCAGCACGCAGGCGGGCGTGTCCCAGGACAAGATCGCCGGACTGTCGAAGGGAGTTCTCGACCTCGCCGGACAGGTCGGGTTCTCGCCGGACAGCCTCGCGGAGTCGCTGTACCACGTCGAGTCGAACTTCGAGTCGATGGGCATCAGTTCGCAGAAGGCCCTCGACCTCACCAAGGTCGCCGCTGAGGGCGCTGCGGTCGGCCACGCCAAGCTCGTGGACGTCACCAACGCACTGACCGCCGCCGTCGCCTCGGGCATCCCAGGTGTCGAGGACTTCTCGCAGGCGATGGGTGTCCTCAACGCCACCGTGGGTGTCGGCGACATGTCGATGCAAGACCTGGCGTCGGCGTTCGGCTCCGGCATGGTCGCGACGGTCAAGGGCTTCGGCCTGTCGATCTCCGACGTCGGAGCTGCCCTCGCCACGTTCGGCGACAACAACATCCGTGGTGCAGCAGCCGGTACCCAACTCCGCATGTCCGTCCAGGCCCTGGCCAAGCCGGTCGCGACCGCCAAGGACACCCTCAAGGAGCTCGGCCTCACCCAAACCACCTTGGCTGAGGACATGCGCAAGGGCGGTCTCAAGCTTGCCCTCGAAGACCTCGTCAGCCACATGAACAAGGCCGGGATCACGGCCGATATGCAGGGTCAGATCATCACCGACGCGTTCGGTCGCAAGGCGGGCGCCGGCCTGAACGTCCTCGTCAGTCAGATGGACCGCCTCGAGTCGAAGTACCCGGCGCTCGAGGCTGGGGCGAATGGCTTCGGCGATGCCTGGGCGAAGACGCAGCAGACGTTCGCGTTCCAGACGAAGCAGCTTCAGACGAGCCTAGACGCGCTGATGATCAGCCTGGGCGAGAAGCTGATCCCCTATGTGCAGAAGGTCGTCCAAGCGCTCCTCGACCACAAGCAGGCCACCGTCGAGGTCCTTCAGGTGACCGGCCTGCTGATCACGGCGCTTGCTGGCTTCGCTGCGATCAGCAAGACGGTGACGCTGA